CTTAACCAGATTCTCTAGCGAGTCACGTTGTGTTTGATTGAGGCTGTAATCAGCGCCTTCTTGGACGAAGCGTTGGTCACGGCCATAGGCTTGCTCGTCTGACATTAAATACCCAAGTTACGAGCTACGCTTGCAAGATCGAGTAACGCGCCGGATGAGCCACGGGCGCTGGCTAAACCACCAAGCAAGTTTGATACGTTCGGTCGAAAGCCCACGAGTGCTTCTGGTCCAGGGCCTTCGCCCATTGGGATGCCGGAAGTGACGGGTTCGTTTGGGTAGTCGGTAGGGTGATCCCACTTGAGTTCGCTAGGGTAGACCTGCTGTTGCTGGGCCATCTGCTCGTTGACAGTGGTGGGCGCAGGCTGGGTAGGCTGGGGGAGTGGGCCGGCACCTTGGGCTGGGCTACCCTGCTGGGCACCAGGCACGGGCTGAGCCGCCACGGGGATGGCACGTTGGGCAGCCTGTTGTGCGGCCGCTTGTCCGTAGTCCTGACCAGTAGCGGTCTGAACTGGCATGGATGCGTTGAGGTCGGTACGGTTTCCGTAAGCCTGACCTATGGTGCCTTGACGAGCACCACCCCTACCTGTGCGTGGCATAGATTATTGTCCTTGTGGAGCGGCGAGTGCGGTTTCTGCCGGTGACTGTCCGGCTGGGCGACGAAGGTTGGCGAGCATCTGGCTAAGGTTTGCCGGCCCCTGCGCGGGCGGTGGTACTGGCGCACCGATACCCTGCATGGCTGCGGCGCCACCGATACCGTGTTGCATCTCGGGCGTGGCTTCCTGCGGGCCACCCTGCTGCTGGGCTTGGGCCATCTGGTTCGCCTGCTCGGCCTGCTTCTTCTGCATCTCTTCGTGGATCTTCTTCACGGCAGCCTCGAGCGTGACGTGACGCTCAGCCTTGGCAAGTGCAATCTCAGCAATGATGCTGGGGTCAAGGGTTCCCTGCGATGCTTGGGTTTCGAGGCCCGTCAGCAACGCACGGCGGAGCGACTCGACCTCAACTTGGTCACGCTCACGAATCGGGTCCTCAATGGCGGGGTCCATCTCACGAGCGGTTTGCGTTGACATGATGCCGGTACCGACACGCTGGCCAATGGCAATCACCATGCCGTTCACGTCCGACCCAGGCATCGAGTACTTGACGTAGGACAGATCCGTTTCGAATGTTTCGTTTGGCGTGTAGTCGTCGTGGATAACTTTGCCATCGGTGCCCATGAAGAACATGCTGGGCTTGTTACCGTAGTACGCCTTCATGATCTTGACGGCGCGACGGTTCTCAGCCTCTAGGGAGTTGGCAAAGATTTCCTGATATTCTTGGATTGGCATGTCGACAGTGTTCGACATAACCATTTCGCCACGGCGAGCTGTACGGACGTTGGTGGGAGATTCTCCACCGAATTCAGCAGGGATTCCCGCTGTGAGGCGCTGAGCTCGTTCCATTCGGTCGAGAGCATCGTCAGTAGTTGAACCTGGCTGCAAGTGCGTGACTTCGAGCTGACCGTTGTGTACAAGACCACGGATGCCTTCCTTTCCATTCGCTTCTTGAACAATGCGAGGCGTTGACGCACCGTTACCCACGATCCATTCGTCGGGGAATACGTTGCGGAAGCGAGCGATAAGGTCCAAGGCGTCCAGCTTGGCCATGCGCTGATAGGTACCGAGCATCTGGTCAAACTGGCCCTGCAAACGGTCGAGGGTGATGCGGCCGGCAATAACCACGGGGCAGATGTCGGCACGGTTGGGGATGCGCTCCAAGATGATGTGGCTGGCCACACCCTTGCCGGTTTCTACCGAGTATGCGTCAGCCTTGGGTCGTTCGGCACCGACTGCGACCAGCACCGTTTCGGCACCGTCCATGTACTCCAGCACCTCGAACATTTCGTGGTCGCCCTTGTTGCCACGGTACAGAATGGCCATCTGCGACGGGTAGTTCTGCTTCAGCCAGCCCAATGGGCGACGGTCAACGAAGATTGAGTCTGCCGGCTCCATCGAGTCAGGATCGAGCATCGGGGCAGGGAACGTCGACAACGGGTTACGGACACGCCAGTGGGGCATCTTTCGGCCATCGTCGTGGTAGATCGAAACGGGCGACAGGGTAACAGCCGACATACCGTAGGCGGTCAGGTGGCGGGCACGACGGCGCAACTTGGTGCCCATCTTGTTCATATCCCACCAACCGAGGTTGGCAAGGCGACGGTCACGGGCGCGGTTCTCAGAAACCTGAATACCAGGCCGAATCGGCAAGTAGGCGATGTCAGGCATAACTGACGCCACGCGCATGGCGAACTGGTCAATACCTTGGGCAATCAAGTTGGGAATTGCCGGCTTTTCCATTTCGTCCAGCTCGGGGAGCGGAACAATGATGTCACCGTTGTAGTGACGCCGAATTTCTTCCATCCGACCGAAAAGGCCACCGCGTTCTTTTTTGCGGTCTTGGTACATGGTTACGATCTGTGCCGCAGCCTTTTCATTGTCTAGCGGAAGAGCCACTCTATAACCTCAATGCGTTCGTGCGGGCTGACTTGACCCACGTAGGGCGCCACGCTGGGGCTGTTGTTACCTTCGGTAAATAGAGGTTGGGAATGTTCCACTCCAGAAACCATTGAGCCATAACACAGTCGTCTGTGCGTGTACCATTGGGGTACTTCGTGACCTCATCGATGAGTTTCATAGAGCGAATTTTACCTTCGCCCCTACCAGGTAATCTTACACGACCAAAGCGGTAATGCGGCTGTAACACAGTCACACCGAGGGATTCGTCCTGCTTGTTAATGGCGTTTGTGTTGTGGGGGATAATCTCCACACCACGGGTCTGACGCCACTGTTTGACGTAATCGTACTGTAACATGAACCGTTGCGCGGCGTTTGATTCGACGATCCAATACTGAATCGGGAAGCCGATTGACTCGCTGAGGTTCTGCCAATCTTCCATAACACCCGTGTATTTACCGGAGTTTATGTTGTAGTCAAGGAACTTGCTGGCTTCCATCTTGGCACGGATAATGTCAATCAGGAAACGCTGTTGCGACTCAGGGTGATACAGCCAGCATTGAATAGCCCAAAAGTTCGTGGGGCTGGGGTCGGCGGTGGCGACCATGAGGCAATCGGTCTGGCTGATGCCGGCTGGGATCTCCCAGATGTCACGGTCACGATCGATGCAGCCTGGGTTGTCGCCTTGGCCAAATACCCATTCGTGCCGGACTAGGACTTCGCTGGGGTCGATGTCCTCTTGCTGGTACACAACGGCGAATCGCTCGCCACGATTGGCCTGAAGATTGCTGATGTCTTTCCAGCTGAGGCGTCGAGGGTCCAGCAGACACCCAACCGGATAAGCTGGCGACGTGCGCTTGTGATATTCAGGTGAGCATTTCTCGACATAGTGGGCTTTATATAGTAGATGCTTGTACTTCTTGTCGGACCGTAACTTCTCTACTTCTTCTTCCGACATGCCCGCGTCGAGTAGTTCTTCCTCGTCCTCTAGTGGTTGCTCCATGTCAAGAGCAAATCGATACAGGTCGTCAGCAGCAAGGCGCTGGCCAATAAGAGCCAACATGCCGGCAGGTTCCAGACGCGACTCAGCAACGTCCTGGTACCAGTCTTCCATTGCTTCGCGCTGTTCCGCACTGCGAACCTTTCGAGGGTCCACAAGGTCGTCCCAGAAACAGCCGTCAAAGCGGCCACCAATAAAACCAGAGTCCATACCGTATGCACTAAGCGTCGGTTCCTTTTCTGAGATAGCACCCTGATCTTCAGGTTGCATAACGATAAATGCTTCGTTGGTCCAGAGTTCCTTTTCCAACGGCTTGAAGCGGCCAAAGTCGTGGGCCATCGTTGATTCGGCGTCAACGGCAAGGCCACGGGCTTTGAGGGCGTCATCGGCCAGTTCGGGGATGACACGCTCCAATGATCGACGAACACGCATGAGATTGCGCTTGGCAAGGCTCATGGTCGCAGATCCGGTCAGCAAACGGATGCTCCGGTTGCGGCAGATGATCCAGCACGTAATGTCGTGCAGCAGGGTGGTCTTACCCGACCCTGGCGGCATGTTCATTACTACGTATTCTTTTTCGGGGCTTTCGAGTAGGCCGACAAGAGCTCGTCCTGCTTCTTCTTGCCAAGGCGTACTAATGCGACCAAAGTAACGCTGGCGAAAATAGCCAAAATCTTCCAAAGCCCGCTTGGCTTCTTCTGGGAGTCGGTCATAAGGTTTCGGTCCTTCTAACTTTGACTCCACCTTGAGTTCTCGGTAGTTCCGAGCAGATGAGTCGATGCCCTCGTCCGCACGTAGAGCTCGTGCTGATCGCTCGACGCGGTGGCCAGTCGATTCGGAAAACTTGGCTTTGCGTGAAGCTTCAGCAATAGAAAGACCCGCAGAGCGGGCATCAAAGTACTTCTTGCGTTGGACGGCGCTAACTGCCATTGTTCAGAGCGGTGCTCAGTAATCCTTGAATTCGATATCCCACGGATTCGGGGGGAGCCAGCGTGAACACGCCAGTTCCCCCGTCCTTGTAATCCTTGGCGGCTACCACGAGTACGTAATCCTCAATCACGGGCATGGCCCATGCCTCGTCACCTTGCAGGTCAAGCCCGTTCAGGAAACGAGTGAGGTTCACGTCTAGCCACTCCTTCAGCGAAGCGGCCAGATTACCTTCGTACTCAGGTGAGTCCACGGTTTAGTTGTGTGGTGGGGCCGGCTGGGGGGCGACGTTTGCTTCGACCTTGTTGGCAGTTGACAGAGCAACGGCAACAGCAGCCTGAAGCTGGCGATGAGTCAGCAGGTGGTACGCCTCGATGGCACCGGCGATGATGATGCCAAGCGAGGCCACGATGGCCTGCACGACAGTCGGCACCTTAAAGCCAGGGTGGACGAAGGCGAGAAAAGCGGTGGCGTATGAAACGAGGGCCGTTGCATGCGCTGAAACAACGTTAAGCTTCAACTTCATTGGTTTCCTTTGATTGACGATACAGCAGTAATCCTATCACAGAGTACACCGCAAGATCGTAGAACGAATCCTCGATGGACTCATTCTGCATGGTGCTGCCCTGCGCTGCGGCTTGGAGTCGACGCATCTTGTCGTTCATGCGAATCGCACAGCCCACCCACCCTGGAATCCCGAAGTCCTCGCTGGCTCGCACGTTGGCGAACGGGTCGTGGCTTCTTCCGTAGTCGGCAGACTTACGCTGGTGCAGCGCCAGTATTTCGTTGATGATCCCTTCGAAGTCGGTCATTTCTTCTTCTTGGATTTCCCCGCTACGGACATGGCGATGGCAATGGCTTGGCGCTGAGGCTTGCCGGCCTTCATCTCCGTCTTGATGTTTTCGCTGATTGCCTTGCTGGACTTACCCTTGCGTAGTGGCATCATTCTCCTTTATTGGTTGGAACTTCTCCGGCACCGGTCCGTAGTAACGGGTACCCGTGGCTTCCGCTGGAATCGGAAACTTGGCACCACAATCGCAGTACACCCAAGTCCTTGTTGAAATATTGAGTTTCCATTGGTGGTTGTGCATCACTCATATCCTATACCTCTCAGACGGCACCCTCGAAAAAAATTTGAAAAATCTTAAACGGCGGGGCGCACATTGTACTGTGCTTGCCCGACGCCGATAGGGCGAGTTGGACCCTATCTTTCGGGCTGAGCCCCTCAAGAGCGGATAAGGCAGAAAGGGCGCCTGTGGCGAAGGCGTTGCCGGCCCCGATTGAGGCATAGGGCTCGCGGTAGTGGATAACCGAGAAATCGTCCGCAATCTCAAATAAACCGTCTTTGGTGGCACATAGCACCGACCACTCACCCGAGTCGCCCGTGATCTCCTTTTGCAGATAATCTCGGAGTCCGAATACGTCCTTGACTTCGGCGCGGCCAACCAGGTTGATGACGCGGAAAGAGCCAGCGACGCCGGCAAGCATGGCGTCAAACTTGAACACCTTGGGATCAGCGGTGAGCATCTTCAGGTTGCCGCCGTCCTCGAACGCGCCGGAATCTCCACCGAGGGCCGCCCCAGTCTGGGTCCAGTTGGCGGCGATAACGGTCATGATTCCATGCTACACCGTGCCACTGGGTGCTACACTAGAACCGCAGGCCCCTTTCCCCTGCCGGAGCCCCGATCAAGCCATGCATGAAAACGCAACGCTGTGGTCGGGGTTTCGTCATGTAAAAACACAAAACCCTGGCCACGCTTCTCAGCGGTACCAGGGCCTTGCGTGTGGTTTGTCCAGAGTGCCGAAAGCACGGATTATTACTACATCCGGTATTTCCGGTAGTTTCACTGTACCAGCTGCGGCCGGCGTTGTCAAGGACAATTTCGGGCATGTCTAGGTTACAATTTCGGGCCGGCCAACCTGAGAATTTTCTCAGCAAAGGTGACGCAAAGAACGTGGCCGATGAGGTACAATGGGGTCAGCGCAAATGGGAGCGTTCGTGGGTGGAAGTCCCCGCCGAGTGTGAGTCCTAACTTTTGAGTCCTGGGATACTCGCGGTAGTTAGCCGGTTAGAGCGGTATTCGGTCGAACACGCATCTAGAGCGGCAACAACGTAAGCGCCTGGGTGAATACCTCAAGATCAGAAAATCGCATCGGGGAAGCCTCGTGTTCATGACGGGTGGTTTGTCCGGCAATTTTTTTGTCGTGGTGATGCGGGGCGAGCTGTAACTAAGACAGTCCTGAAGAGGGTGCGGCAACTGCATCCTAGACGCGTCCTAGTGCTCCCTCGATCAGACCTACCCACGCTCGTTCTCTGACACCGAAATTGAATAGGTTTTACCCTGTTTTTCTGACACCGCCTTTTCGCGTCCAATCATTCCGCAGGAATGTTGGACAAAGCAAGCGAAGCGCGCAGCATGCAGCACGAAACGCTTGGAATTCCAAGGAAAAAAGTGGGAATGACAGTTCGCCGTTACGTGGATAAACTAACTTTGCGCGCGACCCCTCTCGGCACAGTACCGGTCATAGCCCTAGTGTGTGTGCGCTCGTCGTCGTTGGGTGAGTGTGTGGATGGGCTAAACCGTTACACCGCTACACAGTTCTAATGAGTGAGTGAGTAACCGAGCGAAACGGCCGAGCCAACCCGAGCACCGAGCCAAGGCCGGTGAGTGCTGCCAAGCACCAACGCGCCCGAGCTGAATGGCCACGGCCTGGACATTGGCCGATCATTGCCGCTGAGGTGATCCCCGAGCCGGCACTTACCGAGATCCCCGAGCCCTGGCCGATCAATAAAAAAATAATCGGGCCGGCGTGACTTGCACCTGGCCGAGAGTGTGCCTATACTTTTAGGCGTAGGCGTGACTTGCCTACCTAAAGAAAGGGATACCATGCAGATTGCAGGTTACTTATTAAACGATACGCCCGACGGGGTGTATCAGTCTTTTATCTGTGCTGACTGTGCTGCCGGCACTGAAATTGAAGAATTGGCCTATGACGTGGTGTATGCATACGCCGGCCTTGGCTACACTTGCTCATGCGGTGAGGAATTCGCCGGCATCAGTGAGGCTAAGGGCATCGCCGACATTAACGAGATGATTAGCCAACTAGCCGGCATCGCTGATTCCGGTGTATTTGAATACGACATGCACCGTTACGACCACGTGCAGGCACTGTTAGAAAATGTCGCCATGTTCGCTGACTACCTTTGCCTAAAGGATGGTGAGTAATGATTAGCACCAAGCACCACGAGACCAAGATGCGCCTAGCGTTCATCTACGGCCTTATTGCCGGTGAGGCCTTGGCCGTTGTCGTCGGCCTGATTGCGGGGAACTAATGAACTTGTCTGACGTTGTAAAAGATTGGGCCAATGGCTACCGAGTGCCTGCGGGTAACTTCTGGCTATGGGATAACGGTCGGCGAGTTTCTGCCGGTAGTTTCTGGCTATGCCCTAATTGTATCTCCGAGTTCTACCTTGGAGATACTGAGGCCCAATCGCCGGTGCCCTTTGACGGTGTAATGATTGACGAATGGGAATGCCGTTACGACGTTGCCGCAGAGTGTGACGATTGCGGGCAAAGTTTGGTGTAACCGATCATAAACAACAGCTAAGGCCGGCCCTTAATTGGGCCGGTTTTAGTCATTTAGGGCCAATTGCAACTAAACATATGCCCTG